GAAATTGCGTGCAATGTTTTGGGAGGTGGCAATGAAAAAGAAACCAGTAAGTTTCAAAATCAAATTATGCGAAATGTGTTAAAAGAAGTGACGTTGGATAAGATTTAGTTGAAATAATTAGTCATCCTCTTGTTCTCCAATAGTATCAATGGCAAGCAACTCGTGTTCTTCAAGAACAGGTTTGGGGTCATTAAACGGGTCACGGTTCAATGGTTTTCTGAAGAAACCATAGCTATTTATTTTTGTTATCGTACTATACGAATCAAACCCAACAAAATTATTAATATACCGTTGTATTTCGGGTAACCATATTTTTGTTTTATTCAAAATAGCTGATACTATTTTCCGTTTGAAGATTGTTCGCTTATAGTTATTCATTTTTCGCACGCGTGCCAACTGTGAATATTTCTCTATATAGTCGACAAATTCAGTTTTACTATTAGGGGTAAAATAAACATATTTGCGTTCGTTATTATACACATAGTGGAAATCAACACCCTCCGGTTCAAGTCGGTGCCAAAAGTGTGTTTTTTCTAATTCGTCAATAGAATAGTGTTTGTGCATTATCATTCTCGTTTCTGTCATTGTGTAAAAGGTTTCTATATAGGATACATAATAATTAAATTCAATTTTTACAATGTCTTTTTGTCAGTATACTATATAGATGCCTACACCGCCAAAACCAAACGAGATACCTGTCTTCTTGAAAGAAGAAGACAGAGGTAAAGTATCTTTTGTATTTGATGATGACAGAGATAAGAAAATCCCATATGACGTTACCTTATATTTGAAGAATAAGAATAATGATAATGATACTGGAATAGCAATAGGCACCGCAGCTACATTGTCAGAAAATGTATTCTATTTTGAAGATGAAGATGATAATGACAATACAGGGAACTATTTGTATGATGCCGGCCGTCTCCCAATTGGTTTTGTTAAAAATTTGACAAATAAGATTTACATAAAACAACCGGAGTTGGTTGGTGGTGGAAAGAAAAAGAAGGCAAAGAAAACAAAAAAGGCGAAGAAATCCAAGAAAGCAAAGAAAACGCAAAGGAAATCAATTCGTAGTCGTCGACGTCGTCGTTAAATCAAAACAAAACATAACTTAGGAGTATATTCTAATTTATGTTTTTATCGCAATCAGCCTATAAGAACTTTATAGGTTATCAGGCATAGGGGGGCTACCAGGTCTTCTGGACGCATTCTTCTCACGCATTTGAGTAGCACGGGTTTCGCACATCAATTCACCACGGCGAACACCAGTAATATTCAATGCTTTAAACTCGTGTCCTTGTTCGGAAGACTTTACCAAATCAAATTGGACGTATTCTCCTTGAACCAAATATTTGTATTGAGATTTGGTAACCATAATAGAGGAGAAGTGGGAAAAAATATCCTTATCCTTGTAATCACCTTCACATACAGTTACAAAACCGTATCCAGCCTTATTATTGAACCACTTTACGCGACCCAAAAGATCCTTCGCACATAGATCAGTAGATGCTTCACTCGCAGCACTCATGTTATAACTTTATAACACGAATCTTGTTTATATTGTTTTTAGCAATATTTACTACACAAAAAGGTTTTGCACAAGTTCATATTCAGGTTTCTTTGCGTAGTCAAGTGTATAGGCGTATTGTAGATATTGAAAAATATTGTTAGGAAGGGAGTCCATTTTTTCGATTTCACACCATTGTTTATGTATACGAAACCATTTATTCAAAGGGTGCTTTATTAGGGTGGGTTCATATTGTTTGGGATTGTTTAACATAGGTGGGTCATCCCACGGCGTATTTCCATTCAATATATACAAGTAAATGTATCCAAGAGAAAGGAAGTCATCGCGGCGACTGTATGTATTTCCATCTAATATAAAATAACTGGCATAGATGCGGTTTCCAACAATATGTTCTTTGTATGTATTTTCATTGTGTTCTTGGTTTTCGTCTGTATAAAAGAGGGCTAATCCAAAGTCAATCAAATAGAGTTCGTTATTGGACACCATAAAATTCTCGGGTTTAAGGTCTCTATGAACGACCAAATGGGTGTGAATGTGTTGTATCATACTTATCATTTGTGTGAAGAGTTTGTTCTTCTGTTGTAAAGACAAGGTAGTTTCTTGTAAGTAGAGACCTAAATCACAATCATACAATTGCATGACACAGCAACGGTAATTATTATGCAGTCCATACCAGTGTATCTGTGGAACAAAATGGCAGCCTTCCTTGTATAAGTATTGTAATATTTTACATTCGTGTTGTAGTAATGCAAAGGGTTGGTCTAACAGTTCCATTTTACACGCAATAGGGGTTTGTTTTCGCTTATGTATCCCCTTGAATACCTTGCTGAATTGACCTTCGCCTATCAACTCTTCTAATTCATATTTATTCATGGTTGTTCTTTTTGGATAACGTAGTTATATGTGTATAAGGTTTCTATTTATGTGGGTGTATACGATTATTACATTCACTCGAAAAAATCTTCAAATGTGTATATAATCTGGTATGTAAAAATTGAAAACAATTGCATGTTTCTTTTAATCGGTATAACTAACAACAATAAAATCATGATTACTATTGCTCGTAAAAACAAATGTTCCCTGTGTAGTAGCACCGTGCACAATAAACGCAGATGTCCCGTGGTAAACATACCATCTCCAATTAGTATTCCACCACCAGTGATAAGTGTTCCGATAGAAAGCAACATTTCACCAGACAAGATAGATAATGTAGATTCATTAGAAGAGACAAAATTCATTCAGATAATAGGTGAAACATATGCGAAATATTTTACATATGGTGCAAGGAGTTCCCAAAAAGTAGACTATTTTCACTCTGAAATAAAGAAACTATTAGAATCGTGTTTTACAGAGGAAAAAGGGTATACAGTAGAACTTGAGTATAATATAGAGGCGTGTAATGCTAGTAAGAAAAAAAAATGTGATATTGTTATTCTGAAGAACAAAATCCCTTACACAATCTTCCCTGTTAAGGTTATTATGACCAACTACAAACAAAATAAGAATAATAGCTGGGAGAATTTGACCGGTGAATTGACTCACATCAAATGGTGTAATCCGAATCTACATATTGTACCTATAAACATATTGATGAATAAAACACCTTATCTAAAAGATGACAAAAAAATACGCAAGTTTGAAAACGTTGACATAAATGATATACAAACCTATGACGAATTGAAATCACATAATATATGTTATGATGTGATCAACTATATTGTTGAAGTAGAACATTCAAGAAAGGAAGGGGAATACTTTGACGAAATAAAAGAAATCAAAGGACTTTCTATAAAATATAGACCACTTTCCTCAATATTACATTCAATATTATAACAACAAATCATACAGTGTCCTACTGCTTAAATTAATCCACCCACCTGACCTCTTCGATGAATTTAGTTTAATAAACTCTTTATTATCAATGATACATTTTATAATCTTTTGAATATCGGCTTCGTTATTCGGTCTAATACATAAACAACCAGAATGTAATATATTATTGTTAACAGTAATGTTTTCATTAATTAATTCGGGGTTTAAGAAACAAGGTATATAGATACCTTTTTTTTCGCTATATTTTAAGGATTGTGTTCGACCATATGAGTACCATTTAGGATATGTCTTATTACCTTTATCGCGTTTAGCAAGTTCATCTTTGTGAGATAATAAATAATTATATGTTAGCGGATTTTCTTTGCTGAATACGTCCTCGCTAATAATGACGCCTTTATTGTATGGATAAATAATAAATCGTTCTGTGTTGCCATTTGTAATTTTTTTCCAACACGGTTCGTCATATAATTTTTCATTATGAATGTATATTTTATCACGTAAGGTTGCAATACCGTTACTAATTTTACAAATATCTTTTAATTGTAATTGGTCGCCGGAAGTAGTATTAAATAATGAGTAATTTTTAATGGCGTTCGTATATGGTATTTCTCTGTTATTATAAAGAATAGATTCTTTACTGGTCTTTGTAAATATAGTTATACAACAATAAACGGAAACGGTAGGAAATACTTTACTATCATTGAAATCGATAATTTCTTTAATATACCTATTATCAAACAAATACTTACGTAAATCCAAAGATGACTTATTATATAAATAAGCATTTGGTGTTATTGAAACAAGTACACCATCCTCTTTTAATAATTGCAAGCATTTAATGATGAACGCATAATATATATCAACGAGTCCATTTTGTAATATAGCAAACTCCTTTTTCAAGTAATCCCTATATTGTATGGATAAATCTTGCATTTTAATATAGGGGGGATTCATTATTATATTATCATACTTGGTATCAATTTGCTTTTTTATAAAATCACAATTATAAACGTTTATTTTCTCATTACTGGGGATACAGTCCAAGTATTCCTTTTTTATTTCAAATATATCAAGGGAATCATACTTTTCAAGATTTATATATTTTAATAAATTTCCACTACCGACAGAAGGTTCGAGTATAGTACCTTTATTATTCAACTTGGAAGCCATTAGTTTACTGATATCATCCGGCGTAAATACATCACATTTAATGAATTTTTGTAAATCAGTATCCACCTTATTGTCAGTATTCATTAATAAATCTTTATCACTCATTACGATACTATATAACGAACAAATATATTTATATTGTTTTCAAATGTGTAAAACCACCATAAAAAGCATAAACAACCATAAAAAGCATAAAAAAAACTTTTTATTGTATACTATAAACATGTCTATTGAGTGGGATTCTATTCACGACGCACCGGATTACTCTGATTGTTTGAAAGGGAAAACGGTGGAAGGCAAAGTGGTTTCGGTATACGATGGAGATACCGTGAAAATAATCTTTCCATTGAATGGTGTAATGTACAAGTGGAATTGCCGTTTGACGGGCGTAGATACCCCAGAGTTGCGTACATCAAATCAAAAAGAAAAAGAATATGGGTACGTTGTGCGTGATTTATTGCGTGAAAAAATACTGAACAAGGTGGTTCAAGTAGAGTGCGACGACTTAGACAAATATGGTCGTTTGTTGACGGTAATTTACATTGACGGCGAAAATGTGAACCAATGGTTAATTGATAATGATTATGCATTTGCGTATGACGGTGGTACAAAGCGTTCATGGGAAGAATACTTGGAAAACAAGACGAAAGAATAAAAATTGAAATACTTTTACGAATAGATTTAAAGGCATAACAACAAACTAATTGAGATGAACACAATGGAGAACACAATGACTACTTTACCAGTACAAGTAGAGGAAAAACAAGAACAAGTAGAGGAAAAAACAAAAACAGTGAAATTAACGAAGAAGCAGATTGAGGTGGATGCATTGTTCAAGCCAGATGCAGAGGGACGTTCAGAGTGGGTATCCCGAGAGAAGATTGCAGAGATTAGCATTCTTGATTGGGGGAAAAACGGAGCAGCAAGACACGGTGTATACTTTTCCGACAAACGTTATTTGTGGGAAAAACAAGGTGAGCGTTGTATTACGGCATTGCGAACAATTGGATTCAGTGAAGACCAATTGTATGGTGCAAGCAGACCTATTCGAAAAGATATTCACGAGTATCATAAGAAGATGGGATGTGTAGTTTGTGGTAGCCATTCTGATTTGGTAACAGACCACAAGAACGACCTTTATAACGACCCACGTGTGCTTGATGCAAAAACGCAAACGATTGATGATTTTCAATGTCTTTGTAATCATTGCAACCTACAAAAGAGACAAGTTTCGAAAAAGACCAAGGAATTAGGAAAGCGTATTGGTGCTACTGCCATACCATCTTATGCAATTTTCGGAATTGATTTTGTAGAAGGCGATGAGACATTTGACGAAAAAGACATCAATGCTATGGTAGGAACCTATTGGTATGACCCTGTTGAATTTGCAAAAAAAATAAAAAACAAAATAAGAGAACTATAAAAACAAAAACAAAAACAAAAACAAAAACAAAAACAAAAAAAATA